ACCATCGGGCCGATAAACTGGGCCTTGAGGGAGGTCCCCTCGAGTTTGGCGATCGCCAGCGACACGACGACGAGCGCGGCGCCTACGACGAGCATTTCCAAGATCAGACGGCACAGTTGCATTATACTGTGGGTAACATTTGTTTTTAGTCCAATTCCCGCATGTCGCACCTACAAACGGGAAAGACATAAATCAAACTCGTCCAATTTTAATTTATAGAATAAAATAATCACCCTAATAAGATGACAATCAACCGGGAATACATACCAGGTATAGCGTTGGGTTTTGTTGTTGTTATAGTCATATGTTTTATGTTTATTGTCACTACGGTAAAAGGGTCAGTATCAGAAAATCAAGCTTTTACTCAACAAGAAAATTGGATATATGACTTTGTAGACAAGGCGTATATCATCGCACTACCACAAAGACGAAAGAGTGTTCTAAAAATACTCGATGACATCGGGATTAAACCTAATGTTCATCCAGCATACTTGGAAAAATATATCGACAAACGAAAACTCCTAGACGAAGGGTTCATTTTACCAGGCACCACTGTAACCAATGCTCGGATATCTTGCCACTACTCCCATATGCAAGTGTTACAAACCTTTGTCTCGTCAGGCGCTAAGACATGTGTCATTTTCGAAGATGACCTCAAAGTGAATTTTGACCAGAGCGAAATACAAAAATACTTTACGGACATGTGGGCAGATTTGCCCGAGGACTGGGATATCATAAGTATCGGTAAATGCTACGACCTTTGCTCACCCTCGAATGTTACTTCAAATCCTCTTATAGTGAAAGCCCCTTATGCACGTTGTCGACATGCCTATATCGTTAATCGCATAGGGGCAAAAAAAATACTCATGATGGCCAAACCTATGATTCACCTACCGGGTGATGAAATGATAGCCAAACTCGTTCGCCAGGGAAAACTGAATTACTTCTCCTCGGCTAGGAACCTGTTCGACCAAAATAGGGGGGAATTCGGCTCCACTCTAAACAACAGGCAGAACATATTACCCGAGTGTACAATTTGGAGCCGAATTCTGTCCAAGGTTGGCATATAAAATAACCCTTAGGAGCACCAGAAAACTTCCATTTAGAGACGAGTAATAAAATTTAATAAAATCATACCAACACAACAATGTCTATGGATAACTTTGCCGTGAATGGCTTCGGAACGCGCAAATTTTATGGATCTCGGCCATGGTATTACACCATGCCTTATACTGAATCCGAGAATGAGGACCGCAAATGGCGCAACAGCATGAGCCGGCACCATTACCAGTATGGCACGGCGTGCGACGAAGTAATCACAGATAGCATTCGTGAGGTTGTTCTCAACCGCGGCGGAAATAGGGCTCACTGCGAACAGTGCGAAATATGCATGGGCACCCTGAATCAGTATGTCCGTTATGTTGTCCCGTTTGTAGAGGTGACGGACTATATGTTTTCTAGCCCCTCTGTATATGGCGGTATCACAGGAGTAAAGTATCGGTGGAAGCCGTTTCGCACCAAACACCTGGACAGGTACCGGGCGTGGATGGAAGATTACGACGGCGACTACACCTGCGGGTTGGTTATCGAGCCGCAAAGGAACCGCGACGCCTTCCGCAAGTCCGGGCTGGGACTGGGAATGGGAGTGAACCCAGCGCTAATGGTGTTGACCCGGGCAATGCTCATCAGCCTGGCGAAGATCCACGGCATCCCGGCGTCCGGCACAAACAGCAACTTGCAGAGAGCCCTCACGGCTGCCACCGAGCACGGCATCGACTTCGAAACTATGTTCGGGCGGATGAAGCACAAAGATATTCAGCGATTCGTCAAGGACATTCCCGGGGTGGCGGCCAACCAGAAACGGGAGGTGCTGTGCGACATCAGCACCAAGTACCTCACCAAAAAAGCCGACCAGTTCGGGGCCGCAAGCAAGCTCCCCTGTGGGGTGGTGGAACTGATCGAAGCTTTCCTATAAAAACTCAGCAAGTCGGAGGCTGCATAGACGGAGGGCGCGCGGAAGCAGGGCAGCATTTGTGGCGAGGCTGCAGGATCTAAGTTCAAAGTTCAAAGTTTACTAAGTGCGGCGTACCGACGCGGACGGCCAATGTCTATATAAATTATGGAATGTTGTTTTCAGAGTAGCTGGGAAACTGCCCAGAGACCTCGGCGCTTGGAAGCTGAGAAAGTATAGTATCGGGTCTTCAGTGCGTGGACACTGCGGCGAGGCAGCTGCTGGGCGATTGCGGACCAGCTGGGCCCGCCTGGCGCGTTGTACCCAGCGATGAGTATGGCATCCTCCTCGTCTGTCCACACGATGCGGCGCCCGCCCTGGCCCCGCGACCGAGCGCCGGACGGAGTGGTAGTAATAGTAGGAGGGTTCTGCTCGACGTACTTCTTCTTGGCGGCACGGACCGCGGTAATCGAGTGCATCGGGAGCAGTGCCGCGACCACCCGAATAGAGCTGCCCCGGCTGACCTGCTTCGCGAGAATATCTTCCTCCTCCTGTGTCCATGGGCCATCGGGCTTGAGATAGTCCAAGTACCGGGCCCGGACATCGCCCGGAGTACGTCCCGGCAGTCCCCTCGCAATGGCATTCCAGCCCGTGTCGCCACCGCCGCAGCTCACCATGACAATGGCATCCTCCTCCTTCGACCACGCTGCGAAGCTTCGGTCGGTACTCGTTCCAAAGTCCTGCGTCCAATGTGGCGCTTTGGGTGGCGGCACCGCGACGGCCTTCTCCCGAACCGGACGGATTCTTGTGAAGTCCGCCTTTGTGTAGGCGCCCTCGTACGTCCCCGACCTCTCCACTTTGAAGCTTGAACGGCTGAGCTGCCGCCGGAAGCTTTCGTACGAATCGATCTGCATGCACATTGGGAGAATCTCTCGAGACAGCCGCTCGCAGTCGTGAATCTTGAAGTGCGTGTCGCTCACCCACGACATCACGACGGGGTGGTCGTGAAGCATCTTTCGCAGATTGGAGTGGAATCCACGGGACCCGTGGGGCTGCAAGGAGTCAGCGTACCTGCCCTTGATGGCCTCCTCGCTCCGCCCCGGAAGGAGCCGCAGGGTTTCGTCCCAATCCTCTGATTCACACCCGCTAAGACGAGCCAATACGACGTTGTCTTCATGCTGCGTCCACGGGGTCCACACCTTTGCCTCGTTCGGGCGCCTCCACGGTTCCACAGTCTTCCAGTTGGCTGGCTGAAGAAGGTCGTCGACCTCCCGCTTGAGACTACTGCTGAACGTCGCCGGATGGAATTCTACCCATTCCAATATGGCCTCGAGGCACTCGTCGTTCTCTATAATTCCCGCAGCCACCTCTTCCCCAGCGGGGTGCTTGCGGATGGCCGAAATGATGGACAGTCGTACTCCGCGTGTAATTGGGTCATTGTGGTGGGATGTCATTGTGCCTATTTTATATTGTATCAGTTGTCCTTCCAAAATCCTAAGGTCTATATAAAATGTTTTTTTAAAAAATTAGGGAATTCGTTGTTTTGCGAAGTTGTTTTTTAAAATACCCATAGGACACACGGGCTACACTGTTACAAATATATATACACAACCATCTCAACCACAATGTCTCAGTCCGCCGAAACGATGAAGAGCTACCGTGCTCATTTCAAACTGAGACAGAAATTCTTTGAGATCGAAGAAGCGAAGAAAGAAGCATATTTAGTCGCCCGTAATGCCGCGAGCGAGTATAGTAAGATCAAGGATCTTATTGACGAGGGTTGGTCCCGATCTGTCAAGGAATACAAAAGTCTGGAGAAAAACGCAGTCATCACTGACAAGAAGTTCACAGCGGTCGAGGATCGTTTTTTTGAGCTCCTGCGTAGCAATGACCTGGAGCACGATTCATACGAGGCCGCTCATCGTATACCCGGAGACGTTACTGCAACAAGCTGGTTCAAGAAAGTCTCTAAAGGGCGGCACCGCAGCCGCGTGATTGCGGAATTTGCAAGGCAAGCCATGGAAGGCATCACCGGGGCTTTTATGGGCTGCATTTACAGCATCAATGGCGAGGTGACGTTTGAAGATTTACTCAACGGTGACCATCCGGCCATGCGTGCGGTGTGCGATGTGACGACAAAGCTTATCGAAACCTTGATCGTCAAGCCCAAGGCTGGACGGGACGACAACCTGAAAATGAAGATGTGCCTTGTTCTGATTATTCGCGAATGTGTCGTAGGCCACAAAACCGACAGCGAATTGAAGGACGTATGTACCGAAGAGGACCTCGAAGAATTTTACGAGCAAATAAGCTATTTTATCAACGTTCTGGTATTGAAGCAGACGGATGACAGGATAACCGGATATCTATCGTCGAAACGGCACCGCATCGCCGACGCGAAGATGGCGACGGATGTAGCCGTCAAATGGCAGGTTGAGAAGAAGCAGTTCCCCGTCGACCTTCTCCCTCATGTTCGGAGCTACATATGAGCGTAAAATTCTAGAAACATATAACACAAACGAAGCGCGTCCACGAGGGCGCGTTTGGGTTGCGTTACTAGTGTTTGGTGTTCATTAAAATTATAAGAACCGCCCCACATCCGAGAGGACGTCGACGGATAACAGAGGCTCAAGTGCCAGCAGGCGTGCGGCCCGGAGAACTTTGTCCCTCGCGTTCTGGAGTACCCATTTTCGGCGATGCTTCCTCTGCGAACATTTCTTCCCGTGAATGTACCACTTCGTAGCGCCGGGACCTTCAACTGCGGGCCCGTCTACCCGGTGCTTCTTCCCTTGTGCGTACCAAGTAAGCGAGTACATATCTCCGGAAGTGAAATATCTTGCGGGCCCCCCAATTCTGTGCTTCAGACCGTGAAGGTAATACTTCTCAAGGATAATGCGGGCATGCTCCTCCCCTTCAACAAACCAGAGTGTCCTTTCGGCGACCCTGTCGCTGCGATGCTTGCGGCCCCGAAAGTACCAGCACTCGCCTATTTGTACGCCACCGTCACCCTGCGGGATGACCTCCTTCAGCGCGGGCCCATCGGTCCGGTGCAGATCCCCCGCTCGGTGCCAAAGTTCCTTCACGAGAATGCCTTGGTCGTTCCACTCCCGTTGCGAGGGTCCGTCGGTCCGGTGCAGTTTCAATGCGAAGTGCCAAAGTTCCTTCACGAGGACGCCTTGGTCGTTCCGCTCCCGGTGCACTCGCACGCGGCTTAGACGTCCTCGGGTGATACGCTGAATGCAACACGCAGCGCTTGCAGTTCCAATCGCCTCCCCGTTGGTCATGAAAAAGTACGACACTTTGCTGCTGCTAATCCTTGGGGCTGTCTTGGCATGGAGTCTAAAATTTTCTTTCCGCTGCCGATGGGAGAACAATTCGGCCGCATGTTGCATGGTTTGATTAGTCATGGTTTGGTTAGGGCGGTTGTGGCATGTATATATATGTATTCTATGCCTTTAATGTATTAAGACCCATTATTTTTGCATTTTCGAGTTCGTGATCACCGGATCTCATCAAACGCCGAAGCGTCTTCACCATTTCGCAGGGGTGCTTGGATGTCTGTGGCCGAACCGCTCTGTTTGACGATCCCCTTCTGCAGGCTGTAGATCTTCAGCTTGTCGGTGTGCTGGCTCAGCATCCAGTCCACCTGCTGCTCGATCGGGAAGAGTATATTGTTGTCCAGTATCTTCCTGGCGGCCTTGTTGCGCATCACGTAGGCGTGGAGGAGGTAGAACTTGTTCACCTTGATCACATCCTCCGAGACGGGAATGCAGTCGCGGCACAGCACGTCCAGCACGAAGATGTCCCAATCCGGATCCACGGAATTGACCTTGGAGAGCGCCGTCTTGAATTTCGTTTCAAAGCCTCTGGGGATTTGGGCGTCGTCCTCGAAGATGAGCACGTTGTCAAGGTTTTCGTCCGCGATCTTCTTCCACAAGTTCACGTGGCTCAGGTAGCAGCCTATGGCTCCGGGTGTGAGCTGGTAGTGCTTGGTGCGGTACCCGGACTGTGAGAGCTGTCCCAGTTCGTTTTGGGCTTTTTGGGCCAGTGGTATCTTTGAGAGATCCAGATCCTTGCCGACAACTGCCTCAGAGCGCTGCACCGATATGTTGAATCCGCTGTTCTTCAGCTGCTTGACAAAGCTGTGGTAGCGGTCTCTGCGCGAGTCGAGGTTGATCACAAACGCTCTGGTGGGAAGGAAGTTCCCGACGTTCTCGAAGCCTTCGGTGGCGCGGCTTCGCACCAGCAGGAAGACCAGGAGCACCAATGCTACCAGACAGTACGCGTACCTCATTTACTGATGGCCAACAAAATAATTTCAGGCCAGAAACTTGCTATTCTGTAGGCTTATGACTTGCGTCCACCGATCACCGGAAGCACACGAAACAGCTTCTCAAGTACAACTATGAAAATTCTACTTAACTGGAACGTGCTCGGCGAAGATTTAGACCCCTGGATCAGCTCCAACAGCACCGAGTTGAAGGAAAAGCGAATGTTCTACGTCGTGAGCTCGGACGCCGATCTAGAGAGCGACTCGGTCATGGAGAACTACAATACGTATCCCGTTGAACCGATTGGAGCAAAGCCTCCGGCCCAATTGTATAACCGTGACGTGTTCACTCGAGCCGTTTGGAACGGGTTTGTGTCGCATCGCCACAAAATTGGGATTTCTACTAACGGGACTGCAGCGAGCCGCTTGCAGAGTTACGTAACAATGTGGGGGAGGCGCGGAGGGAATAACAACCGGAGCCGCAACCATGGGGCGCGTATACATTTCGCCTTTGTCACGGAAAGGCGGCCCGAAGTCGAGACGGACGTAAAAACCACCCAAGTTTCGTTGTGCGAGAAGTATATAGTAGACTACTTCTGGCAGCACTACCCCTCCAAGATCATAGGTGGGTCAAGCACCCGCACCCAGAATGAAAAAAATGAACACTTCAACACACCGCTTGAGCTTATCAAAAGCGGGTTTGACGGATGGTACTCAAAGATCGAAGTAGCCGAACCCAACAAGCCCGTCCTACCCGACTGGGACGGGGGTACGGTGCTCGAAACGGATTTTCGCTCCCCCGAGTTCCGCTTCGTGAAGATTATAAGCGGCGGAAAGCATGCGAACAAGCCCGAGAGGGGTATCTTCATACGGAAGTGGAAGAACTCACGCCCACCAGCTTGTGTTACACATTACAAAGGCTACCACCCTGGTCGCATATATTGCCGCACGAATATTGGACCCAATAGGTTCGACTTTTCGGCGGACCGAAGGGAGTTTTTCCAACCGATGGTAGAGCTCCAGTTCCACACAGTCAAAATCTGGCGCAGTCCCTGATACACACTTGCCAAATTTGCGCTTCTAACCACACTTAAGGACAGAAATCCTTTTATACATTAGCGAACCAAACTTATCTCTCATACATCACATCTTAAATGACTACCATCTTCATCGACACCGAGACCTCCGGCCTCCCCAAAACGAAGGGGTGGGACAATTACTACGACTACACCGACGTCGACAAGTACGCAACTTCCCGGCTCGTGCAGATCTGCTGGATCATCTGCGAGGGGAAGGAGATAAGCACCAAGAAGGTCTACCTCATTCGGCCCGACGGGTTCACCATCCCGGAGGCTACGACCAAGATCCACGGGATCTCGGACGAACACGCGAATGTGCACGGGCATCTCCTCGAAGCCGTGCTCAAGGAGCTTGGGAACGACATCACCCAGTACAGCCCGAAGCGGTTTGTCGCGCACAACGTGAGGTTCGATTACCACATCCTCATGTCGGAGGTGCACCGGGCCAATCAACCCGGGGTTGTCGATCTCATCGGAAATATGAAGCTGAAGTGCACTATGGACGCCGGGCGGGGCGTTTGCAAGATCCCGTCCAAGTTCAATCGCAACAAGTTCAAATCGCCCAGTCTGAAGGAGCTCTACGAGTTTCTGCACCCCGGCGAGACCATGGAGCTCAAGCACCAGGCGGACTGGGATACTGAACACTGCATGAAGTGCTACTTCGCCCTGCGGGATCTCTGATCCAACATGCACACCTCTACAATCTATATCGTGTTCCGGCGGAACACAAACTCGTCATCTAGACTCCACTCCGATGAATAGACGCTGGGACTTTCGCCTGAAGTCCTAGCGTCTCTTATTGTTTTAAGTTGGTCACACAGCCGAAGGTTTAAACCTTCGGTGATGTGTGGTTCGGCTTCTTCTATAAGCTCTAACATTTGAGTATACATGTTAGACATAAAAGCACAAAAAGGGCGCTTTTAGTATATAACATCGAGACAAGCTTTGACCTTAAGTATTTGCCAAACTGCATTTGCTTTTAGCGTTAGGCAGATAGCACTTAAAAACATAAAAGCATATAGAATACATCGGTCAATACACCAACACACACACACAATGGACGTTCGCAAGTTTCACAACGACATCAAGAAGAACATGCTGTCGACGTATATAAAAAAGATGCCCAAGTCCAAAGTGAAAGTGCTGGATTTAGGGTGCGGCCGCGGTGGCGATATCCACAAGTGGATGGACGCGGGTGTCTACAGCGTTGTCGGTCTTGACACCGATTACCAGGCCGTCGCCGAAGCCAAGAAGCGCTTCCAGGAGGCCAAGACCAAAAGGCCGCGGGCGACGGCTATGGACTTCATCTGTCTGGACCTTCTCGCGCACAACACCCCGACGGATCTGATATCTGAGCTCAAACGTCTCTACGGCTCCACGAACTGGTTCGAGTTTCAGCTGGTAAGCATGCACTTCTCGCTGCAGTACTTTGTGGACGACGACAAGGAGCTGGTGCGGATCCTCAAGTTTATTTCCCAGAGGCTGGCTCCCGGGGGCTACTTCTACGGCACGTGTCCGCGGGAAGACAAGATCGTGGACCTGCTGGACGGCAAGGACGCGTACCAATCGGAGATTCTGAAAATCAACAAGACGCGGGACTCGGCCATCCTCTTCAATGTCGACCTTGGGGCCAACAGTTACTTCGAGACCTTCGGCGTTTCCGAGGAGTACCTCGTGAACATGCCCCACTTCACCAAGTTGTGCAAGTCGGTGGGCCTCGAGCTGGTGAGGATACAGAACTTCGATGAACTCAGCCCCCTCAAAGCCGGGCCCGGGAAGGAGTTTTCGGATCTGTACTGCACGTGGGCTTTCGTGAAACCGAAGCAGGTCTGTTTCTTCCCGCTGTTGAACCAGGTGGTGTTTTCGCGACTGGAGATCAGCAGCAACCACGTGCCCATGGTTTCGAAGCCCCACGAGGCGCAGCGCATTCAGAACGCCATTCGCTCGTATCTCGCCAAGCAGGGGTGTCCCGCCGGAGGGTTGAGCGTGATTGACATGTGCGCTTGTGTGGGCTGCGACACCATTCACCTCTCCCAGACTTTCAAAGCGGTCTTGTCCATTGAGAAGGACGAGCCCACCTTCGGAAAGCTGGTGAACAACATCCGCGAGTACAAGCTCAAAAACGTTCACTCCCTCAACGCGGACTGTATGCAATACCTGCACCTCTACAACGACCCCAACACTGTGCTGTACTTTGACCCGCCCTGGCTCCGAGTCGACAATCGCAACATTACGGTAAACGGCGAGCCGATCGCCCAGGTCGTAGCCAACATTTTGCGCCAGTTCAAGTACAAGTACGTCGTCCTCAAGCTTCCGCGGACCTACCCCATCCAAGCGGACAGCATGACGATCATCACGAACAAGATAGGCCTCTACTTTTTCGCCGGCGAGGCTTAACTCCAACAAATTACACTTTTATATAACCAAAAGGATCGCTCACAATATTTAATACACGCAGTGTAACAATAATACTAAAACACAAATACCAACCATCATGTCATCTAAGGACCACAAGGCCATGTTGGATCTAATTGTAGAGTCTCAGTACTGGACGGGGACCCGCGACGATGCCACCGAGCTCCTTGCCACCCACCTCGCCAACCACGGTGGGAAACTGGTGAAGCGGAAGCAGCCGCCGCTCAAGCCCACGTCGAAATCGATTAAAGAGAAACAGATTGTTAAGTCCAAACAAAAGATGGGAATCTCCGATAAAAACATCACGGAACTCAAAGGCTTGTGCAGGGAATATGGTATCAAGGGCTTTTCCAAGCTGAAGAAGCAGGGGCTGGTGGACGCCATCGAGGTTCATCTGGCCTCGCTGAAACCGACTACGGAGGTCGCTGACCAAGAACAGTCAGCCGCGCCTGCGCCTTCCCCGGTGGTTGACGATACCGACCTTGATGCCCCGGAGCCGGAGCCGGAGACCAAGCTTCCGACTGCCAACGTCGAATCTGTCGAGGACGAGGACGACAGCCACCACCCGGACTCCGACGACGAGCTTCTCCTCGAAACGGACACACCGACGGTCGAGCCCGAGCCGCCGATGTGGGGTGATCTCTCCGACGGCGACGTCGATTACGAGTCTTCTGCGAAGGTCACTGCGGCTCTGGTGGGCAACAACATTTTTGCAGAAGACTACGAATGAAGCGGTTTCCAGATGTGCTGCCCAAGATGTGCCATGGGCCGGGGAGGGGCATTAGCCCGTGTGAAGTTATTAGTGGGGTGGTATGACCCTCCGAATACCTGCACACAGCGTAGCGCTCCTCAAATTCTATAAAGACGAAATCGTCCACGTCAAAGATCGAGTGGACTGTGCCGAAGGGCGTGACAGTGCCCAAGTATTGGCGCTTCAGGCGGTTGGTCACGTGACAGGGAGTCATTTGATTGACCTTAGTGCGTCCCCTTAAGTGCGTTGTGTTGTACT